GGTTACCTCCTCACCGCCGCCACACTCTCGGGGATGGCGCCGATGTACTGGTCGCGCAGCGCCGTGGCCGTGTCCCCGCTGACCGCGCCCCCGCCGCCGGCGACCACACCCAGGTAGCAGTCCAGGGTGACGGTGTTGGTGCGGGTGAGCCCACCATCCGGGTGCGGGGTGAACGCGCGCGCCGACCCGGCGGTGGCGCGGTTGCCGTCCGCGTCATCCGAGAAGCTCACAAGGTAGCTGCCCGAGTTGGTCATGGTCTCCGGGGCCGCGAGGTAGACGCTGATGGCGCCGCTGGTCCCGCGCTGCACGTACACCTCAACAAAACGGGAGCCGCGGCGTAGGGTGAAGTCGACGGCGATCCGGCCGACGGGTGTGAGCGACTGGGTGAGCCGCACCGTGGCGGCCTCCATGTCGTTGCGCAGGATGGACGCCGACTCCCACGAAGTGACCGGGCCAGCCCCCACGTCCACCTGCCACACCTTGGGGCGCCAGCGGCCGCCCGTGTACGCGGCCACCTCCACGCTCCCCGCCGTGTACATGCGGCGCACCCTGACCAGCCCGTTCGACAGCGCCCAGGTGTCCGCGTCCAGCCGAGCTCGGGTACCGGTCACCTCACGCCCGGGGAACCCTACCACCACACGGGCCCGGCCNCGGGGGTAGTCCTCCACGGCGCACCCCCACCGGGGGGACACACCGGCGGGCACCCCCCGGTAGACGGTGATCAGCCCATCCTCGGACTCGCGCACCATGATGCTGGGCAGGGTGGGCCCGCTGTGGTAGCCGTAGTGGCCAATGGGTGGGGCGTGCCACCGCTCACCGGCGAGGCCGTGGTCGTTCTGCCGTACCGCCCCCGTGAGGCGGGATTCCAGGTCGACCGTGGTATCCGCGCCGTGGCGGACCAGGGTGATCCGCCAGTCCGCGTACCCAGACCGGACCAGGTCCGTGAGCTGGCTGGACGCTTCCGCCACCGTGTAGTAGCCGGTGCGCTCGCACTTCTGGTCGAACTGCACCTGTACCAGGGAGCCGGGGAGGGCGAGCACGTCCTCGTGCCGCGCGCTCACCTCGTCCCGGTCGAGGCAGGTGGGCCACGCCTCCCGCCCTTGCAAGGACAGGCCCGTGCTGGTCTCGTCCACCGTGTGCGGCTCGGTTAGACACAGGCGGCCGATTCTCACGCCAGCTCCCTGTCGAGGTTGCGCAGGTAGTCGCGGACTTGCAGCATGAGCTCCCTGGCAGCGGTGTCCGGGTTGCGCAGGTCCAGCACCCCCCGAATGTTGAGGACCAGGTCGCCCTGCACCACGGGCGCGGTGCGCGTGCCCGCGCCACCACCCAGGCCGCTGGTGATCGCCGCCGTCGCCGGCACCGCCACCTGCGGGGTGAGCGCCGGCGGGGTGAGCACATCCTCCAGCGCCGCCTCCACCACGGCCCGCCGGGACAGGAGACCCCGCGCGAACGCGTCAGCGATGGATTGGCCGGAGTACAGCACCCACCCGCGACCAGAGAACGGGCCCTCTTTGGCGGGTGAGAACGGGAACAGGCTGCGGATGCGGTTGAGGATGTCAACCGCGGTGTTCCACAGGTCGCCGAACTTGCTCCAGAGTCCGTTGATCAGGCCCTGGATGATCGCCTGCCCCGCCGACCACAGCAGGTTGCCCATGTTGGCGAAGATCTGCTGAATCTGGCCGGGCAGGTTACGGACCACGTTCAGCGCGTTGTTGACGCCGCTGGTGACTCCCTCCTTGATGCGGTCCCAAACGTTGCTGGCGAAGGCGCGCAGCGTGTTCCACCCGTTCTCCCACGTGTTCTTCAGGGAGTTCAGGCCGCTGCTGATCGTGGACTTCACGCTGTCGATCGCGCTCGACACCGCGGACTTGACCTGGTTCCACGCGTTGGCGACCTTGTCGCGCACGTTGTTCCAGGCGTTCTCCCACGTGCTCTTGATCGTGTTCAACGCGTTGCTGAGGGTGTTGCGCACGTTGTCGATCGCGCTCGACACCGCGGACCGGATGCGGTCCCACGTGCTGGACACGAAGTTGCTGATTGCGGACCACACGCTCTCCCAGGTGCTGCGGATCCCGCCGAGCACGCTGGAGATCGTGCTGCTCACAGCGCCGATCACGCTGCTGATCACGCTGAGGATGCCCTGGAACACGCTGGTGGCCACCCCCAGCAGCCACTGGACGGTGGAGGCGACCAGCTGGAACACGGGGATGAGAATCCCCTGCAGGATGCCGACCACCTGGCCGACCACGTTGATCACCAGCTGGAACGCGGGCACCAGCGCCCCCATGAGCTCCTGCGCCGCCGAGGTGATGAACTGCACCAATGGCGGAAGGATCGCACTGATCAGCTGGATGATCGGCGGCAGCAGCGGGGTAAGCGCCGCCACCAGGCTCGCCACCGCCTGCGCCAACGTCACGAACACCGGCGCCAGCCCGGTGATCAGCTGCAGCAGGGGCGGGAGCAGCGTCGAGATCAGCTGCACGATCACCGGCAGGATCGGCTGCAACGCCTGGAACACCTGCAGGCCGGCCTGGGCGAGCTGAAGAAACGCCGGCAGCAGCCCGGTGAGCAGCTGCGGGATGAGCTGCAGGATCGGCGGGAGCAACTGCTGGATCGCCCCCGCCAGAACCTGGCCGAACTGCACCGCCAGCGGGGACACCGCGGCGGCAACCTGGGCGAACGCGGCGGCGATTTGGGGCAGCACCGGGGCCAGCGCCCCCGCCAACGCCTGAATCACCGGTGTGAGCGCCGTCGCGAGGTTCTGCAGTGTTTGGCCGAGCATCTGCCCCAGCAGCCCAGCCAGCTGCCCGATCACCGGGAGCAGCGGGGATGCCGCCTGCAGCAGCGCGCTGATCCCCTGGCCCAGGGCTAGCAGACCCTGGTGGACCGCGGGTTCGGCGAACGCCTTAGACAGCATTTGGGCGACCGTGGTCAGACCGGGCCCCAACGCTGCGAGCGCGGGCGCCAGGGCTTGCACCGCGGCGGTCAGCCCCGGCCCCAACGCTGTGGTGATGTTGGCGATGTGCGGGGCGAGCTGGGCGATCCCCTGCCCGAGCGCCTGGATGACCGGCGTCAGGGCTTTGCCGATATCCGCGAGGGCCTTAAAGATGTCCACCAGCATCTGCTGGCCCTCGGCGCTCCGCAGGAACGCGTTCGCCCTGTCCAGCAGCTGCCCGAGCACGCCCAGGGCGCCCACGCCGGCGGTCTCCATCGCCTGGAACACGCTGCGGGTGATCCCGCCGATGTCAGCAAAGATTGCGCCAAGCTGTTTCAGGACGGCGAGCCCGTCCTGCGCCCACTGCAGGGCTTTCCCAGACTGTGCCGCCGTGTTCAGCCAGTTGGTGAACCGGTTGATGAGCCCGTCCAGGGCGCTGCCCAGCCCGTTGAACGCGGGCAAGGTGGCGCTCACGAACCGGGCCATCGCCTCCATTAGCCTCTGCAGCTCACCCGCGGAAATCTGCGCGAGCTGGGCGCGCAGTGTCCCAAAGACGTTGGTGACAAGCTCCACAGCGGCCGCAGACTGGCCGAACCCGGTGATACCCGTGGCGAGACGCCCGAACTCGGCGGCGAGCCCGGTCATCCCCGCCTTCAGCGGGCCCATGAGCGTCTGCGCGACCGCGGTCAACTGGCCCTGCAGCGGTGCGAAGAACGCATCCTGCACCGACATGCGCAGGTCGTCCAGGGCGGGCCTGAGCGCGGCGAACTCCTTGGCCACGGACTGCGCAGCCGGCGAGAGAGCTTCCAGCGCTTCGGCGAACTTCTTCGGGTCTTCCAGGGCTGCCTTGAACGCGTCGCCCACCCCAAACAGCGCGAGCTTCAGCGTGCCCAGCGCCGCCCCGAACACGGTGATAGCGGCGGGCGCGGCGGCCAGCGCACCGGTCGCCGGGGCTAGCGAAGCCGCCAGCCCCATCACAGCCGGCACAGCGCTGGCCGCCGCGCCCGCCAACGTGCTGTATGTGAGCGCCAGCGCGGACAGCTTCGACGTGTGCGTGACCGCCCACTTGGTGGCGTCGTCGAACTTGGCACCCAGGCCGCTTAACCGAGACCCNAAGAGGNTCAGCCGCCGGTCCGTGTCGTCAGCGCTCTTGGCGACCCGCTCCAGCTGCTGGCGCACCCGCTCAACCGGGTGATCAACACCGTCGGTCACGACCCCCAGACGGATCAGGAGGTTCTTGATCGTGGCCACGATCAACCTCCTCCCTCGTCACCCCCCACTGGGGGAGGAAATCAGCCAGTCGAGGACGCCGGGTCTTACTGCTGCTGAGGGCGCTGACAACGTGAGCGGAGATCAGCGCGGCGAGGATGTCGTCCCGTGCTGGCCCAACCGGGCCGTGCACCAGCTCGAACGCCTGCCACTCGGCAAGTTCCCTGGCACTGATCCGGGCCAGGAGCTCGCCAACGGGCATCCCGAAGGCGAGCGCTAGCCGGAAGAGGAAGGCTCGCCGGGGGTCTCGTCGAAATTTCCGGCGAGCTCCTTGACGTCGTTCTCGGTCATGCCGGACAGCCGGCACGCACTCTCGAACAGCTGCATCAGCATCCACGAGGGTGCTTCAGCGAGCCGCGCCTGGTCGGTCTTGCTGAAGAAGGGCGTCCCGTCCTCGTTCACGGCGCTCATCGCGACAAGGCGGGACATGGCGTTCCGGTAGCTGACCCCCGGCCGGCCACCCTTGCCGCTGACCTGCAGGGACTGCTGGTACTCCTCCAGCTCTGCCGCGGTCAGCCCGCGCATGCGGATCTTGCCAACCTCCCGCCCGTGCGGGTCAACGAGGGTGACCTCCTCGGCGGGCAACTGCTTGGCCGCCTGCCAGAACGACTCTTTGTCCAGGTACACGTCTTACTCCCTACGAGGCGGGGATCTCCACGTCCTCCGCCGGCTCACGGGTGATCGCGAACTGGACCTGAATGCGCGCCGCCTCGTCCTCGCCGATGTTGGCCAGCTTCGACACCGTCGTGACCCGGACGGGGAAAACGTCCATTTTGCGGCCGGGGGTGTCCCCGCCGAGCATGCGAACGATGAACCCNTCGGCGTCGCGGGGCATGATCTCGCGTACGTCCTCGCCCGTGGGGTCCGCGTAGAACGTCAGCGAGCTCTCCTCGGCGGTGATTCGGCCGGGGATGGTCGCGGTGAACCGGGACCGGCCGTCTGGGGTCTCGATGGTTTCACCGGTGGTGTTCCATCCCTCCGATGCGGCCAGCTCCGGGGTGAGGTCGGTGCCCGCGTCCAGCTCCTCGCGGGTGGGGTTCTGGTAGTCCGACATGGTGGGCACCCACAGCCAGACAGCGGTACCGGTCGGCCAGTACCTCGTCACGGGTGCGATCGGCGTGGCAGGCATCACTCATCCCCCCTTGCGCGTCGACGCCGCCTCCCAGCCTCCGCTGGGGCCTCCACAGCCTGCTCGTTCTTGGCCTGCTCGTCCCGGGCGGCCAGCCGCCACCCGGCCCGCTCGTGGTGGCGCACCGACTGCCTGGGCACGCGGGCCACACGGCCCGGCAGGCGCGAGTGCACCATCTCAACCAGCTCGATCACCGGAATCCCGCCTTTCGTGCCACCTCGTCCACCACGGCGGCAATGTCGCGGTCCACCTGCTCGAAGTGCGGGCGCGCGCCCGGGTAGAGGAAGGGACGCGCCGCCTGCGACACCCACCGCTTCCGATTGCCGAACAGCGGGTGCCTGAAGGTCCCGTGCTTGCCTTTGTTCTCGTACGGCCGGGCGTGCGGGGCCTTGTGCCGGTTCACCTCAATGGACAGGCCGGGGTCCCGCTTGGCCAGGCTTACCTTCAACCTGGTGGCCTTCGGGATCCGGGTAGACCAGCTAGCCCGCGCCTTCACATCAGCGAGCGCGGCCTGCCCCACCTTGCGCAACCGCGGCCTGAGCTCACGGCGCAGCTCCGGCGGCATCTTCCCCAGCTCGCGGATGAACAGCTTGAGCTCCGCGGTGCCCGAGGTTGCCATCACGCCGCCCTCCTGGTGAACGCTTCAACGTGAATCGTGAAACGCACGACCGCCACGGCGCCGCGGGTTGTTTGCTCCTGCGCCAGCGCGTCCGTGCTGATCCGGGTGGTGAGCGCCACCCCGCCGAGGGTGGGGTCTGCGGCGAGCTCGGCGGCAATCCGGTCCACCAGCTCGTACGTCCTGTCACGCACCACCTTGGGGTCCACCTGGTGGCCCCGCCACGAGGATGCGAGGCAGGTGATGTCGTAGGACTCCCGGTCCGGCGTGATGCTGGCCTGCTGGCGGGTCCGGGTCACCTCCACCCCGGCTTCGCCAGGCTCCCCGGTNAANCCGATGCAGACGATGTCCGGGTCCGTGTCCAAGGGCTGCCCGTCCACCACCTGGACCCCCGGCAGCGCCCGGCGAGCCAGCGCTACGAGGGCGTCCAGGCAGGCTGGGACAGTGCTGATGACCGCCACCGCTCACCCCACCGGGACCTCATCCCGCGGCAACCGGTCCAACCCAAGCAGCTGGCGCACCGTGTACGGGAGCGCGTATGTGACCCCCGGCACCACCGTCTCATCCACCCCCACCAGCGGTCGGCCGCCGCCGGTGTTGTGCTGGGACACCCGCCACAGGTGCGCCGCCAGCTCCAGGGCCGCCGTCTGGATGTTGGCGGGCACGCGGTCCCGGCCGGCCGTGTACGTGACCCGGACCAGCCCATGCCAACCACGGGTGTGCCGTAGTACCCCCTCCCGGTGCTCCAGCACCCAACCGTCCACCCCAGCGGCCGGGTCAGCTTGCGGGACTTCCTCCAGGTAGGGCAGCCGCTCCACCCGGGTGATGGCGATCACCGGGCGGTGCTCCAGCACCAGGTGCCGGCCGCGGCCCACCTTCTCGGTCACCGCCTCGACGGGGGACACTTCGCCCACCCGGTCGCGTACCATCGCGCACGCGGTGGACACGTAGACGGCCAGCACCTGGTCGTCGGCGTTATCCGCCCGCCGCAGGTATTCCTTGAGTTGGGCGAGGGTGATGAAGTCCGCTGGCTCATNCAGGAGCATGGCCGCCTCTCAGATGATCACGATCTGGCCGGCGTGCAGCACGGGCACCTCAAGCGCGGTAGTGACACGTACCCACACCTGGTAGGTGCCGTCCTCCAGCTGGATGGCCCCACCAGGGCCGATCAGCACCTGCGCATCCGCCCCCTGCGGGGTCACATTCGCCCACTCCGCGGGCACNCAGTCGTCCTCGGTGGGTTCCTCGGCGCGCACGAACGCCATGTGCACGGGTTCCACACCGCGCGCTCCGCGCACGAAAACGATCAGGTACTCCCGGCTGAGGCTGGAGATCCGCGGCGTGTGGCTCACATGACCTCCTAGATACGTGGTCGCCCGGCCGCCCACCGCACCCGTGGCCGGCCGATGTAGCCGATCTCGGGGACCATCGCCGCCTGGAGACCGCCCGCGCTGAGACTCAGCCATGTCCTCGGCGCCTGCACCGCATAGCGGCTATGCGGCTCCCCAGCGCCCCACACCTGCACCGGGACGGCGACCCCCCACCGCCGCCGAGGTGAGGCGGCCGGGCCGACGTTCTGCAGCACCACAACCGACAGCGCGTCAGCGCCTACGGCGGCATCACCCAGCAGAGCCACCACAGCAACGC